TTTCTATTTTTCTGTTCTCTCATATACTCACCAACAGAACGCATGGTGTAAGTATGATCAAACTCTGCTGCATTCCAATCTTTGAATCTATCCTTCACTAACTGATCAGAGTTGTAACTGATGAGTTGATCTATATTAGATTCATTACAGGTTTGTGCAAAGAGGTCATGGTCAAAACCTTTATGCATATTACCTTTCTTACCATAGATATTATCCTTGATATCATATGGTGGGTCAAGATACACAAATGCACTTCTCTCAGATTGCTCATCAAGAAGTTTTTCATAGGAGAGATTAGTAATCTCCCAATTCTTTATAAGTTCTGAATATCCTTCCAACTTATCAATACCTCTCATGGAGAAGTTACCAATTGATGCCTGTTTTGAGAAAGAAGAACTCTCTGTCAGACCAGAGAATGAACACTTATTTACAACATAGAAACTAACTGCTCTCCAAAAGTCATCATCACCATCACCAGACAGATAATCCTTTGATGAAAGAAAGAGACCCTTTGCAGTGGTAGGATCAGAATACTTTGACTTGAGTTCAGTCAACTTTAACCTCATGCCTCTTCCATCTTCCTGGACATTCTTCCAGAAGTTGACAAGAGGTTCATACAAGTCATTGACCCAGATTTTTACTCCAGGATACTTCTTAGTCACATATAATGAGACACTACCACCACCAAGAAATGGTTCCCTGAACTCATCATAGTTGCGAAGGTCAGGGATATATGGGTCAATCTTTTTACAAGCACGTGACTTGCCACCAGGATATCTGAGTGGTGTCTTATATGACTTCATCACAGAATCAATTTCTTACTAGGGGTTTGGATGGGAGAGAAAATCTGTTCATAGTTTTCTACAACTTCTTCTCTTGCATCACAGGTATAAATGACAAACTCTTTATCAATTTCAAGAGTTGTATTTTCTTTCTGAAGCAAGGAATAAGGAACAAATCCTACTTGCCCCTGAGCATTTGGCAATGCTACAAGAGGATTCTCAACCTCAATAACTTTATCATCTTCTTTGACAAAGGTAAAGATAATCTCTTCACCTGTGCTCATACGCATTACTTTAACAATCATGATTAGTCCTAATAATAATTACCACTTAACCCAAGGCATCCAAGAGTTGAATTCATCAACTACTTGCTTTACCTCAACTCTTACTGTTCTGATTTCATTTGCCATTTCTCTGTATCCAGAACCAACATAAATTTGACCTGAAACCACTGAGACAGTTGCAATGCCCCAGAATACGTAATACCAATGTGATTTAATTTGTTTGATCATAACTTTTAATTAATCTTTCAACTTGTTTTCTATCAGTCCCACAAGGAGCATTCCTCAAGCAAAGAAGAATGAGTTCCCTGTCTGTGATAGCAGGTCTTTGTGTCCATACAATTTTATCACTCACTGGACTGCTGCCCTGATATAGTGCTTGAATGGTTTCTGGTCTGCCATCTTACCATTCTCATAGGTAGATGAATAACCATAGTCCTTGTGATCCTTGTATCCAATCTGTGCTCCCTTAGTTCTCTGCAATGCTGGCATAAAGGCAATGAAGAAGAACACTCCAGGTGCTCCAATAATCAATGCACCACCAAAGAGATAACCAACTAAGAACTCTGCAATAGTGTGATTACCAAGTGCTTCTAGTTGTGTACTAATCAAAAAATCAATCATCAGAATCCTCCTCCTTTAGTTTTCTTTTTAAGATGGTTTTTCATATTTGTTTTTGATTCAGAGAGAATCTTTTTCAACCCTTCTTCATCATAGTGATCACAGAGTTGAATCATACGATCTAGAGCATATTGAAACTGAGAGCCCTTACTCATTTTACTGAGTAGATAATGTGCTACATCATATCTCAGTTCTTCAAGTTCTTTCTCAGTCATCACATTGTCCTATAACGAATAATCTCCTCAAAGCATTCACCAATTGAATCACCAAATCCAGTAATGTGGCAATCGTCTTCAATGTAATTCCAAATGAATGTACCTAACTTTTCTTTTGGATAATCTACATCCTTGGAAAACTCAATCTCAATCTTCATTTGAATTCACACTCCACCATGATTTCAGTGAGACATGCTAGCATGTTTATTTCTTGATCCGCCACAAATGACGACTGGTACTGATACTTAGCGATAATAAGCACAGCAGCAGCAATCCCAGGACCAGCCAAGTGTGTGTAAAGAGCATCATAGATGCTCCTAAGAAGTACAGTAGGATCATTGTCCAAGTTATCAACAACCCACTTGCGAACTTGCGAGTAGTCCTTTTCCTTGAGCGTTTTGAAGAGGTCATCTGTCTTTACATTACTGAATGTTGCTAGAATACCAGAATCAATCTTACCACTAACTGAGTATCTCTGCAACTCATTGAGAACACGCCTCCAGTCAGGGAAGTGTTTCTGGATAAGTTCTACCAGGACCTTGTTATCATATTCAACACCTTCTGTACCCAAGATTTCTTGGAGGCGTTTGAAGAACTTTGCTGCAAGTTCTTGCCTGTCCTTTCCTTTGATGGAGAACTCAACAACTGAGCACCTGGAGTGGAGGGGTTGGATGATTTTGTTCTTGTAGTTGCAGGTGAAGATGAATCTGCAGTTGCCAATAAACTCCTCTGTAAACGCCCTAAGGCAGAGTTGTACATCTGGGGTGGTGTTATCAGCCTCATCAATGATGATGACTTTGTGTTTTGCAGAAGAAGATAGCGATACAGTTGAAGCGAAGTTCTTGGCATTGTTACGTACAGTGTCTAGGAAACGACCCTCATCAGAGCCATTGATTACATAATAGTCAGCACCTAGTTCCTGACAGAGTGCTTTTGCTACTGTGGTTTTACCACAACCTGGAGGTCCAGAAAGGAGAAGATTTGGAACTTCACCCCTCTCCAGAAAATCTTTAAATGTTTTCTTTGTACTCTCTGGAAGAATACAATCTTCAATTGTCTTTGGGCGATATTTCTCTACCCAAATAAACTCATCACGACTCATAACTAATCAAATACAGGGATAATGTTTTGTCTCATTTCTTTGAGTTGTTCTGGGTCATTCCCATAAAGACCCACATTCATGTAGACACAATCTAGATACTCAAGAGAATCTCTCTCAGTATCATAAGTGAACTTGTCACAGAAATCAAGTATTGGAGGTGGAACATCCATCATCACTCTAATGGTCTGGTAAAGGTTTCTGATACAATATCAGTTGCACCCATGACTTCATACATGTAAGTTGCAGCTGCCCTAGGTTCAGTCTTATCACCACAAGTAAATACATCACAGACTGCCATACCATTCTCTGGCCAAGTGTGAATAGAGATATGTGACTCTGCTAAAAGAGCAATGGCAGTCACACCATGAGGATGAAACTTATGGGAAGATACATCAAGAAGAGTGCTATTTGAAATGGCAGCAGCAAATGAAAGGACATTGCGAATGTGTGCTTCATCATCTAGCAACTCATAAGAACATCCCTTAAGAGTGAATAGTATATGTCTCATGTGATCCACTCTGGTTTACGGTCAGGAATACGTAAGTAGTTATCAGATACCCAAGGTTTAGATGCAATATATCTCTTATAAGCAGTGAATATATCAATACTCTTGTCATGCTTGAACTCATCTGGTCCTGCAAACACAAATGGGGTTGGTCCCTTACCAGACCTGCCTGTAGGGTCACCAGTAGGCAGAATCTTCTTTGCTTCTAGGAGAGTCTGGTAACAAGTATGATCCTTACCATACCTGTCCCTGTATTCTGAGCAGAGAGCAAGACCATGCTGAAGTAACCACTGCCAGTTCATCACAAAAGAGTTTGCCCAGATAGTGCAGGGATGGTGCCTGAAAGCACCTGCTGTGGTCTTGTAGGGGTTTCCATCTTGCCTAGGCAAAGTACCAAACCCATGCCCCCACTTCTCTGAGCAGACAATAGCAAGCATCTGACAGGTCTCTAAGGGCATCTTGACAATGTGCTTGTCAGGTAGAACTCTAGCACTTTTCCAAGGACTAGGGTCAGTCACAAAGATGTTCATTCCAAAAATTGCATAAGGTATGCTACACCCCAGTTTAGAGCACTGGGTGGGATGGCGTCAACATTCTCTTCCAAGATTTGTTTTGCCTTAATAAGTCTCATCAGACCACATGCTTTTGCTGATGCTCTGGAGACTTCCATAAACTCCTCAAGATCATCAGGATCACCTTTCTTAAAACCACTGACATAAAGTCTCCTTGCTTCACGCATCAACTCTTGTGTCTCAGGTTCAAAGGTAATAGTTTCTTCCTTGAGAGGAATAGCCATATTCTTCATGCAAGACATACTGAACTTCATTGAAGTTCTTGTCTGTTCAAGAGGAAGTGCAAAGTCAGACTTATCTCTGAATGCATGTTGAATTACACCATTAGCACACTCCATGACCCTGAGAACAGCAATCTTGTCTTTCTCAGAGTCAGAGAGGTTACTATAAAGAGAATCCCAATCTTTCATCACCCAAAGGTTGAATCAGGTTCAAGAGCAATGAAGTAGGTTACATCAATGTTCTGATTGGTAAACCTAGACAAGAGTTTGGAAGAGACAACTACATCATAAGTTCCAGGAACAATCTTCAGGTTCTCTTCTTTGAAGTTGAAAACAAACTCAGCATCAGTCTCACCAACAATGATGGAGAAGTCATTAGAAGTGTCATTCTTCTTATCACGTGCAACCAGTTTGACTACACCATTTTCACCAATAGCAGAGATGTCAGGAAGTTGATAAACTGATGCTGCCTTCTTCAGTTTTTCAAGTTGCTGACTGGTGAGAACAAAACACACATCTTCAGTAGGAAGTGAGATCTCTTTCTCAGGTGGTGCAACAATCACAGTTGGATCAGCAAAGAAATACTTGGAACGCATCTTGCCTTCCTTAATTACCACATACTGATCATTGGTGAAGTCCAGGTCTGCACTCTGATGTAAGGAGAGACCATTGAGAAACTGGTTCAGATCATAGATACCAAAGTCCTTAGGGAAGTCCTCAGATACATTTGCTTCAACCAGGATGTTCTTCATCACAGAGATAGAACGCAGTTTGCTCCCTTCTTTGAAGAGGATGGATTGGTTGATAGAAGAGAAGTTCTTGAGAAGGTTTACAGTAGTTTCAGACAGTTTCATATTCATTGGGGATAGATTTCACGTTTTGCGTTCTTATCATTAAAGTGTAGCAGAAGTACAGCATAATGCAAGATTTTCATGATGTCACGTCTTGCAGTGCCCTTCTTATCATAGCGAGAAGCATACTTGAGGATATTGGATCTACAGAATGCTTCTCCATCACCACATGCTTCAATCAGATCAAGTGTCTGAATTTTATCATCACCAGCAGAGTAATGCTGATTATAAGTACCAGCAATATAGTCAGTCAATTCTTTGAGAATCTCTTCTTCACTATACTTGTACTTGCCTGTGTTCTTGTTGGGCAGATTCAAATCAAATGAGATAGTATCATTTGCAGTGGTGCCACTTAGATTGAATGAGATGGTGTCTGTACCAGCACCACCATAAAATTCATGAGCAGGTTGTGCTGCACCTAGGTTGATTGTATCAGCACCAGCACCTCCAAAAATGATGTGGTCACCTGCCCAGAACTCATTCCAATCTTTATTGGTTCCTTCACTGACAGTCATATTGTTAGTCATAGTAATCCTCCAATATTATATCAGAAAGGAGATTCAATGGCAACTGATTCTTCAGTGGTCAGTTGGAAATCAGCATCAACCTTGTCATACAGTTCCAGGAAAGATGCTTTGGTCTCATCATCAAAGCGATTGATGCAGACTTGAATTGCTTTCTCCTTGTCACCAAAGATGCTGTAAGCACGAATAATGTGAACCAGGCGACGAGTGCTGATCACTTCCTCAATACCACCATCATAGAAGGTCTTGCGAATGATGTCTGCCCAGTCAACCAGGTGCTTGCAGAAGGCACGATCTACAACATCAAGGTCTAGAGCAATGCCCTCAAGGATCTTCTGCTCTGTGGAAGGAGCAGGGTAAGACTGCTCAAAGGTCACACAGAAGCGTTCCAGGAATGCTTCATTCAGAACATTGGTGCCAATGAAACGTCCATCATCAGAACCCTTACCCTTTGTGTTAGCAGTAGCAATGATAGTGAAACCAGGAGCAGGTTGAATATACTTGCCAATCTTTTTCAGGAACAAACCTTTGCCTTCCAGAATAGATTGCAGGCAAAGAATCTTGTTTGATGCAAGGTCAACCTCATCTAGAAGCAGCACAGCTCCACGTTCAAGAGCTTCAATGACAGGACCATTGTGCCAAACAGTTTCACCATTAATAAGACGGAAACCACCAATAAGATCATCCTCATCAGTTTCAATGGTGATGTTGACACGGATCAGTTCCCTCTTGAGGGTAGCACAAGCTTGCTCAACACAGAACGTTTTACCATTGCCAGAAAGTCCTGTAATGAATGTAGGATAGAAAAGATTGGACTTAAGAATCTTTTTAATATCAGAGAAATTGCCAAAGCTGACGAAGGTATCATCTTTACTAGGGATAAGGTTTTGTTCCAGAGCAGGAAGGGCAGCAGGTGCTTGATAGGTTTGCTCAAGTGTTTCTTTCTCAGTCAGATCCCACTTGCCACGACCAGTCTTATATTGATCAATCTTCTTAGAGACAGTTTGATATGTAGTGCCATTCAAAGCACACCAGGCACGAACATCACCAGTAGTTACTTTGTCACCATAGAGAGATTGGAGGGAAGAGACAATGAATTCAGTAGAGAGTGCCATTTGGTTTGTTTGTTCAACAGGTTTATTATAAAGGAAAGGGGATCCCTTTTGGACCCCCTAAGGACAGTTTCAGAACTGGTCAGCAGACCAGATCCATGAACTGACTGAGAACTTTTTTATTTAGTGCCTTTGCTTTAAGATTCTTAGCAAATGCTGCTTTGATCTTTGCTTTAGTAGCACCTTCATCAACATCTAGACCAGTTTCTGAGTTTAGAGCACTGGTGGACATAGCAAAGTATGATGTGTAACCAGACTGTTTGATTGCATAGAACTTGTCCTTCTTCATGATCTTAAGATCTTTGTCTGTAATTGTGTCATACTTATTGACAAAGTACTTCATAGAGCGACTGTCAACCAATCTAAATCCAATGAAGTTTGTATCAGGGAAGGTCTTCTTCAAGTCAGTGAGAAGAATGTCAGTAAACTTGTAGTAATCATATTGGATTTGATAAGTGCATCCATTCTTCCTATTACGAAGATAACTGTTGATTGCAGCAGGGTAGCAGTGATAGTAACCTTCACCATCTGCATAAGTTCTCTGGCGTACAATGGGAAGAACATTTGCTTCACCATCAGTCAGGATTACACACTGAACCTTTTGAAGATCATGCTTTGCCTTGAACTGAGGAATCAATTCATAGAGACAAGCAATAGATTGATTGAGGGGTGTTCCAGAAAGACCATAACCAGGAGGGATATGGTAGTTGACATAATATCTCATTGCATAAACAAGACGCCATACAGACTTCATCTGCTCATCAAGAGTCTTTCTGTTATGACCAGAGGTCAGAAGGTTGAGGAGATTAAAGTCATTAACAAGGAATCTACCATCATCCTCTTCTGTAAGTTCCTTGCGTACACAGGAGTGATAGGAATTAGTGAAGGCATAAAGATCAAAAGGAATGTTGACCTTGGAGCAGAACCAAACAAGATTGTAAACTTGCTTCACAGTGTCAACAATCTCATGTGCCATAGAACCTGACCAGTCAAGCATAAAGATCAGACCATGATTCTTACCATCAGGGAGGATAGTAACCTTCTTGAACAGATCTTCATTGTACTTGTAGGTATGCAGTTTGCTGCAATCAAGAACACCAGTCTTTGAGGTAGCAGCACGTGCATAGGCATCAGCAGACTTCTTACACTCAAACTCCTTCACAAGATAGTTGACTTCACGTTGTGCTGACTTCTTGAAGTCCTGGTATTTCTTATCAGCAAAGGTAAAATCACCAACATGCATGGCGCCAATGGCATCTTCAAGGGGTGTGAGTTCTCTCTGCCATGCTTCATTCAGATCTTGATGAACACTTTCATTACTGATGATGATGTTATCTAGATCAATGATAGGAAGATCATAGTATCCAATCTCTTGACCCATATCATTTCCATTGAATTCTTGGGTACGCTCATTGAAGATCTCATCAGTGGTGACATCAGGAGCCTGTGCAGAACCATCATCTGAATAGGTATCAGGTTCTTCCTCACCCTGTTCCTCTATCTGCTCTCCTGCTTCCCCTTCATCACTCTCCTCATCAACAGTTTCTGATTGCTGCTGTTGTTGTGGTGTATCAACAGATAGTCCAGAGCCTGCATCCTGCTGATTATTAGGGAGAGGGAGATCACCAACTTTCTCTGGTGCATTAGCACCCTTACAATAGTTGTGAAGAACTTCTGCTGCAAGAACTGCATCTGCAAATGTCTCTGCATCACCAATCATATCCCTGATTGCAATCTCTTCATCAGTGAAAGAGATGTCAACAAAGTTTCCAATCTTGAAATACAAGTTGACACGATCAGCAAGAGTCATCTCACTAACATCAGAATCTTCAAGACAGAAGAAGTCCTGATCAGAGAGTTCTTTATATCCAGCATAGAAACTCTTGTGAAGACCAGGATAGCGACGCTTCATCAGTTTCTCAATACGCGCATCCTCTGTCACATTGATGTAACCATGAGGAATGTGTGATGGGGGATCTTCATTAGGAGTGTAGAGAGCATGACCCACCTCATGCCCAACCAACATATCATATACACTATTACTTGCACGCTTCCACATTGGAAGGGTCAGGACACGAGTATCAACATTGAACTGTGCAGTCTGAACTTCCCTGTTCTCCACAATGATGTCCTCAGTAGCCAGCAGCTTTGCAAGCTGGGACTTGATTTCATAATTGACTGGCATGGGTCCTTTGCTTTGATGAACTCATAATAAAACAAAAGGGTCACCCTTGGGGCGACCCATGTGCCTCTTTTTAAAGTGGCGCAATGCTTCCTTTCTTGCTCTCAATGCTTGAGGTTTAAGTTTTCTCTTCTTCTCTTTCTTGGAGTGGTGTTGCCAGTTTGGTGTCATTGGTTTAGGTTTGAGAACCCCTTTACTTTCTCAAAGGTAAGAAGATTTTCAAACTTATCTTCCATACCTGTTTTGTGTGATATCACAAAGATGTTTGCATCTTTAATAACAAACCTGATAATTTTTAAGAACTCATCAGTTCCAAGTCCATCAAGAGAAGAGTCAAACACTTCATCCATAATCAATAGATTTGTGTTTACTGAGTTTTTAATTCTAGCGATTTCCCTCCAGGTAAAAAGGAGGGATAGATCTATTCTCATTTTTTCACCCTCTGAAAAAGAGGAGTATGAAAAGTCTTCATGAATGGGTGTTTCTATAGTCTCATTAAACTCTTCATCAAGTTTAAAGTTGATATAGAAGTCCATCATCTGGAGATACTTGTTAACCTGCTGGTTAATCAAAGGAAGGTATTTCTTGATGATTTGAGATTTTACTCCACCATCTTTGAGAAGATTATAAGTGAAGTCATAATAGGAAATATTCTCTTTTTTATCAGCAAGTAACTTATAGGTATTCTGAAGACTTTCTCTAAACTCTTCTAATTTCTCATGCTCAGTATTTCTGTTTGCGATCTGACTGGTAATAGTTTGAATTTCAGATTCCAGTCCTCTGACCTGTCTCTGAAACCCAGAGATCTGAGTATTGTTTGTAGAAATGTCATTAAGTACTTTACTGATTTCCCCTGTGGTTTGTTTAAAAATGGACTCCCTCAACTCTTCCTCTTTAATTGCCTCTTGGAGTTTCCTATACCCCTCTTGCAATTCTTGTGCTTTATTTTGAGAGTCCTCAATTCTATTTACACGGAAAGACTCTTCAATATTCTGTTCACAGGTAGGGCAAACCCTATTGTCACTGAAGAACTTATGCTCCTTCACAATACCTGAAATCTTTTGAGAGAGTTTACCTTTGATGTTACCCATCTCTCTCAACTTCTCTGTGGAGTTGGAATAATCCTTTAGTTCATTCTGCAATTGAACTAGACTAAGATTTAGATTTTCATTGTCATTCATCCTATTACACTCTTGGTTCAGGAGTTTTTCAATCTTCTCTTCTTTCTCTTTAATATCACCCTTACTCTTATTCTCAATCTTCTCAATAAAATCTTTCTGCATTGAGACTTTATCTTTTAGTGATTCCTTCTTTAGGTCAAGTGTCTTTACTTCATCTTTGATAAGGCGAATCTTACTCTTCACAATATCATTCATAGAAGAAAAGATTTTGATATCCAACAAGTCTTCCACAACTTCTCTTCTACTATTAGAAGGCAGTTGCATAAAAGGCACAAATGAACTGCTACCCAGAATAACAATCTGCGTAAATGACTTGTAATTCATCTTCAATACATTCTGTTCCAACCACTTCTGCTGATCAATAGCAGATGAACTCTGATCTAATGGTTCACCACTTCTGTAAATCTTGAAGATATTTGGTTTAATTCCTCTCTCAACTTTCCATTCAGTACCATTGACTGTGAACTCAATCTCCACCAGACAGTTCTTCTCATTGGTGCTATTGATAAGTTGTGCCTTATTAATTTTCCTGAAAGACTTTCCATACAAAGAAAAAGTAAGAGCATCAAGGATGGTACTCTTACCTGCCCCATTAGTTCCAACAATCAATGTGGTCTGAGCATTATTCAGATTGACTTCTGTGAACTGGTTACCTGTACTCAACAGGTTTTTCCATCTAATCTTTTCAAATATAATCATGTTCAGTTTCAGGTGGAATCACAATGTCATTTTTAGTTATTATAGCATACCTATGCCCATGCATCTCACATGTTTTGATCATTATATCATCATCTATCTCAAGAACGTGCATCTCAGGATACCCCATCTCCTCCAGTTGACCAGCATATCTCATAGCATCATCTTCCTCATCAAACATGTAGAGGACTTGCTCTCCCTCATCATCTATAACAGAATATGCACCGTCTTTTTCTTTTCCCTCAACTGTGATGATAAACATTATACCAACTCACATGCCTCTTGATAAACTTCTCTAATCACTTTTTGAATCAGAGATTTATCTAGATTAACCTCTGCCTCCTCAATATATCTATTCAGGATAGAGAGTGTATCTTCTGTCTCAATATCTTCATTACTATCTACATCATACCAACCACTGAAATCAAAGTTCTCAACAATCTTCAACTCAGCAACATTAGATGTATAGAGTTTGTCAATGAACTTTTCAAACTTTGTAGGATTACTTTTATTCTTTACTACAACCTTTACAATCTTGTTCTCATATGGTCTGGTATCAAAGATTTGATGATCAGTATCATCATAGTAGATAACTTTGAAGAGTTGATATGGATTATTTACTGGAGTATGTTCCAGAGTTTCAGTATCAAAGAGATGAAATCCCCTCTTATCATTCACATCATTCCAGAACATCTCATAGGGATTCCCTAGGTAATAGACTGTTCCATTATCTGATCTTGTATGGTAGTGACCCGAATAAACCCTGTCGAACTTCTCAAATATTGAGCTTTCCAAACCATGGTCCATGACGACTTGTTTATTAACTCTGAATCCATTGAGTTCAAGGTGCCCCATCGCGCAGTTGCAACTTGTCTCTTTAATAAGTTTGAGAGTGCTTTGTTGATTTTCTTCATTAATCCAAGGGAGAAATAGTATGTCTAGATTGTCCACTTTGACTTCAGTTGCAGAAGAATAAACATGAATGTTCTCATACTCTTTGAGTAAAAGATCTACTGCATTGATTTCATTTGTATTCTTGTAGTATGCGTCATGATTACCTACCATGAGATGCATATCAATACCCCTCTCTTTAAGGGGATTAAAGACAACTCTCTTTGACCATTTGAGAGTCTTGAACTCTACACCTTTCCTACTATCAAAAGCATCACCCATGTGAATCACAGTGGTAATGCCTTCTTTATCTAATGTTGGAAAGAATACATCATTATAGAACTGCTCAAAATAATCATGAAACAACTTGGAACCTTTGCGTGCTCCATAGTGTGTATCTGTAATGATTGCAACCTTTGACATTGATAATGCAGTTTACTATGATTGATAACGCAGTTTACTGTGAACAGCATCTTTGATGCTATTGTACTCAGAGAAGTTTCCACTGTCAAGGTCATTTGCATCAAAGACCTCATCAAAATCTGTCCTCTCAAGTATCTTATTTTTAATTTCTAGTTGCTTCTTCTCTTGTGAAATTCTTCTCAGGAATGCATAGTAGATGATTTGAGTGAAGTAAGCAAAGGGGTTCTTGGATTTCTCTGGGTTAAAATTATGGATATATCTTACGCAATTTTCAATACCATCACAGATCATATCATCTTT